GGTGCTGATAGTGGTCAGATTAAGTCAAATAACAACCGCTACTACAGAAGAGTTGCAGTCGCAAACCTCATGTGATCATCCGTTCACATATTTCTCAAGACCTCCTTCGGGGGGTCTTTTTTTATCTAAATACAAATAAAAACAAATGGCAACCGCTTTTGACAAACAGATAGGGAATAGGAATTTTCTATCACCTGTTGGATTTAAATTCACTTTGGCAAAAGAACCAAAGGTTGCTTTTTTCTGCAACTCGGCAAGAATACCAGAAATCAGTTTAGGAACTGCAATTCAACCGGCATATCTTAAGGATGTTGATGTTCCTGGTGATAAATTAAGCTACGGAGATTTTTCTTTAAGATTTTTAGTTGATGAAAATTTAACTAATTATATGGCCATACACAACTGGATGTTGGGTTTGGGATATCCAGATTCTACAAAACAGTTTGATGATTTGACCAAAAATGAAGATGGAAGTGATGAACTACAAAAACAGTTTAGTGATGGCAGTTTACACATCCTTAACAGCAACTACAGAGATGTTGCCATTGTCAAGTTTAGAGATTTGTTTCCAATATACTTAACATCACTTGAATTTGAAGCAACAGATAGTGATGTCCAATACTTTACAGCAGACGTTACTTTCAAGTATACTCTGTATGATATGTTAGCAGCCGACGGTAGAACACCATTATGATGAGCATTGAAAAAATTCAGGAGATGTGGGAAAAAGATTCCCAAATTGATCCTGATAACTTACATGACGAATCACTAAAAATTCCCCAACTTCATTCAAAATATTATACACTTTATAATACAATCACTCTTTTGAGAGAAAAGGCAAAAGAGTCTCATAATAAAGTTAGACTGGAACGATATAATTATTACTCTGGAAAGGCGTCACAGGAGGTTTACGCTGAAGAACCATTCCCATATAAAGTCAGAGAGAAAGACGCATTACAGCGGTATATAGAGGCGGATGAGAAATTAAATACTATTGGTATGAAAATTAAATACTATGATACCATGTTGAAATTTCTTGAAGAAATCATCAAGAATGTTTCCAATAGAACTTACCAAATCAAGAATGCTATAGAGTGGCATCGATTCCAAGCAGGTTTCAACTAATGGACGAAGACATTTATTACTCAATAGAATTAAATTATAAAGCAATAAAGTTAATATATGAGGGGTTACGCCAGGCAGTTGAGAAGTGGTCTGGCGGAAATCCTGATGAACAGCAAAATTTAATTGCGATGAGAGATAATTTTTATAAACTTCTTTTAGAGTATCAGTTTGAACATATGAACTAAATACTCATAGGTGATTCCTATGAGTTATGTCTCATTTGATTATTTCAAAAAAGAACGAAGTGTATCTTCAGGTAAAGGCAGATCCACATGTCTACTACGAGTTAGCAGACCAATTTACCTTTGATGTACCGGGTGCAAAATTTATGCCCCAATACCGTAACAAGTATTGGGACGGAAAAATTCGTCTATTCAATACTCAGACTGGAGAGATATATGTTGGATTATTGGATAAAATTACACAGTTTTGTGATAACCATGAATACACATATGAATTTGTAGATAATAAATTTTATGGACTTCCTTTTGAGATTAATGATATGATCTCAAAAGAGGGTGTAAAAGACTATATGACTGCCATCTCTAAATATGCTCCTCGTGATTACCAAGTAGAGGGAGTATACGACGCCCTACGACATAATAGAAGGTTGTTGATATCCCCAACTGCTTCTGGAAAGTCTCTGATGATATATTCTCTTGTGAGATATTACGTTGAGAGGCAACAAAGTATTCTGATAGTCGTTCCGACGACTTCGCTAGTAGAACAGATGTATAAAGACTTTGCAGACTATGGTTGGGATGTAGGTTCATATTGCCACAAGATCTATGCTGGACGAGAAAGGGAGACTGACTCACAGGTGATAATCACCACCTGGCAATCCATCTACAAACTACCCCGCAAATACTTTTCAAGATTTAATGTGGTCGTTGGAGATGAAGCACACCAGTTCAAGTCTAAGTCTTTAATATCTATAATGTCAAAACTTGCAGACTGTAAGTACCGTTTTGGTTTTACAGGAACGCTTGATGGAACTCAAACTCACAAGTGGGTTCTAGAGGGTCTCTTTGGGCCATCGTATAAAATTATTCGTACCGAAGAACTCATGGCAAAAGGTCATGTTGCCAAGTTGGATATTAATGTGCTTCTATTGAAACACCCTGCACATAAATTTGAAAACTTTGAAGAAGAAGTCCAGTACATTATTGGACATGAACGAAGAAACAAGTTTATACGTAACCTTGCCCTTGATCTTAAAGGCAATACACTCATACTATTTGCCAGAGTTGAAGGTCATGGACAACCACTATACGAAATGATAAATAACGGTAGGGTGGATGATAGACACGTATTTTTTGTCCATGGTGGAGTGGATACTGAAAATAGAGAGTTAGTAAGGGAGATTACTGAAAAAGAAGATAACGCGATTATTGTCGCTTCATACGGAACGTTCAGTACAGGAATTAACATTAAAAATCTCCATAATGTTATTTTTGCTTCTCCATCCAAATCTAGAATTCGGAATCTCCAGTCTATTGGAAGGGTGCTCAGGAAAGGAAATAATAAAACAAAGGCAACTCTCTATGACATTGCTGACGACATTTCCTATAAATCCAGGAGAAACTATACACTTAATCATTTAATCGAAAGAATCAAAGTTTATAACGAAGAGAATTTTAATTACGATATTGTAAACATACCGCTAAAGAACTAATGGGAGATGAATTTTACGCAGTAATAAAACTAACATCCGGAGAAGAAATATTGGCTCTCATTTCTATTGATGAGAATGATGGAGATCCTGTAATCATGCTTCAAAATCCAATAACCATGAAAATGATTCATAGTTCTAAAGGAATTCATATTAAAGTAAAGTCATGGATAGAATTGTCTTCTGATAATATCTTTATTATAAAACCTGATAAAATTATGACAATGACAGAAACAACAGATGAAAGATTAATTGATATCTACACAAATTACATAGAAGATGAAGATAGTATTGAATTGTATAATCCAAGTATTGATAATAAAGAATCAGGTAAAGTAACTCCATCACAAAAGATGGGATACGTTTCTACAGTAGAAGATGCTCGTAAGAAACTTGAAGATATTTTTAAGTTAGAAATAGAAGACTCTAAAGAAAGCTAAATCTCATCTTCAAACCTAACAAAGGCATTCTACTCATGATTCATCATGTTGTCAAGCCTTTACGAATGTGTTATAATAAAAACAACTTATATTAAAAGAGTCCGATGTTATGCCAAAAAAGAAGACAGAACATTATGTAAATAACAAGGAATTGTTGGAGGCAATGATTAACTATCGTATAAGGGTAGAAAAATCATACAAAAAGACTTTCAATAAAGATCTCACGGAGTTACCAAAACAAGAAAGGGCAAAGCAGTGGGAAGGCAAACCTCCAATTCCAAATTATCTTGGCGAATGTTTTCTTAAAATTGCAACGCATCTTTCATATAAACCAAATTTTGTGAATTATATGTTCAGAGAAGATATGATCTCTGATGGCATTGAAAACTGTGTTCAATACATTCACAACTTTGATCCTGAGAAGTCTAAGAACCCATTTGCTTACTTTACCCAGATTATTCATTACGCCTTCCTGAGACGTATTCAGAAGGAAAAGAAGCAACTAGATATTAAAACTAAAATCATTGAGAAGACTGGATTTGATCAGGTCATGATGGTTGATGACAGCTTGCTTTCTGGACACAGTTCAGACTATAATACTATCAAAGACAACATTCAGTATCGAAATCGATGATCGGAAATCTTGAACCTGAAGAGCATGTTATGGATCAATCTGTGAGATATCCTGGCCCAATGCTTGGTAAACTTGCAATTGTACTCGAAAAACTTGGTTGGGAACCTGGCGATGAAGTTGATGTAGAAATTGGTGGCACTTCAGTGTCAGGTATTGATGTAGGTGAAGAGTATAACAAGAAGTGGCAATCACCTCTTGGAACTCGCAAGTATAACAAGGATGCATTTATCATTATTAAGAATCAATCTCGTAGAGATTTGACTAAATCTCAACCAAATCCAGATCTGAAACCGCATCACGAAATTAGTCACGATCCCAAATATCTTCTGCCACCTGATCAACGTAAATGAAAGTAGCAATCATCACAGATACTCACTACGGCGCTAGAAAGGGTTCTAAGTATCTTCATGATTACTTTGAACTCTTTTATCAGAATGTCTTTTTTCCTGCCCTAAAAGAACATGATGTTGAAACAGTCATTCATATGGGTGATGCGTTTGATAGTCGCAAGTCAATTGATTATCAAAGTCTTGAGTGGTCCAAGAGAGTCGTCTTTGACAATCTCAAAGATTATGATGTGCATATGATTATTGGTAATCATGATACATATTACAAGAATACAAACGAAGTAAATTCACCAGAACTTCTTCTTCAAACTTATTCAAATATCAAGACTTATAGTCAACCTACAGAAGTCAAAGTTGGTGGATTAGATATTCTATTTTTGCCGTGGATTAATCAAGGAAATGAAGAAGCATCTTATCAACTTATTAAAAAGACAACTAGCAAGGTCGCGATGGGGCACCTTGAACTCCAAGGATTTAGAGTTAATCGACAAATCGTCATGGAACATGGTTTGGCGAGCGAACTATTTGAGAAGTTCAAATATGTCTTCTCCGGTCACTATCACACTCGATCGGATGATGGACGGGTATTTTACTTGGGAAATCCCTACGAAATGTACTGGAC